ATTCCCCTTGGGCGTGCCAGCATCTTCGGCATGCTACTGTTTTCCTTCTACTTTCCGCGCCGTTTCCCAAACTTCAGCACCCCGGTTTGGGAACCCTTGTTCCTCTTCCGTGCTTCGACCTTGCCGATACCTTCGTCGGCGAGGCTCTGCTGGTCGGCCTCGCGGGTGTAGCGTTCCGCCTCGGCAAGAGACTTGTGGCCGAGCACGGCCATGACCTGGTGTGCCGTCGCACCGGCCTCGGCGAGCCGCCGCCCGGCCGCCTTGCGGAGCCCGTGCGGTTGCGCGTCGAGCGGCAGCTCGGCCGCGCTGATCGCGGCGCGCATGAAGCCGGAGAAGCCGTCCACCGTGAACGGCCGGCCGAATTCGGTGTTGATGATGGTCACGTGTGCCCTGTCCGCCTGCGCCAGCACCTTCGCCAGCGCGTCGTGGATGCGGATGCGCAGCTTCGCCCCGGTCTTCTGCTGGACGACGCGAATTCGCCCGTCGCTGATGTCCGACCAGGTCATGCGGTGCACGTCCGATCGCCGCTGCCCCGTGTAGAGCATCAGCGCGAAGGCGAGCCGCTGCTTCGTGCCGATCGGCCACCGCGCCTCGAAGGCGGCGATCTCGTCTTCCGTCCAGGACCGCACCTCGCCGCCTTTCGGCTTGCCGATTCCTGCAGTCGGGTCGCGATCGATCCATGGCGGATCGAGGCTCATGGCGTGCCTGATCAGGATGCGCAGCTTCTTGATGGTATCGCGGTAGGCGCCCGGCCGATCGGCATAGGGCCGCAGGATGCCCTTCTCGACGGCCTCGCGCGTCATGCCGGCGACACTGCGGTGCCCGTGGGCGAGGCGGATCGCCTCCAGCCGCGTCCGGTATCCCTGCTTCGTCGTCGCGCGTAGGTTCATGAAGGCGGCCGAGCCCTGGTAGCTCTCGATCAGCGCCGCGATGCTGCGCGGCTCCGGCACTTCCCTGCCCGCCTTCTTCGCCTCGACCTTGCCGGTCAGCGCCGCCGCATAGGCGGCCTCGAATTCGTCGGAGCCGGGCGCGCCGGGCAGCGGCGTCCGCGGCCCCTTGCCCACCCGGAAATAGTAGTACCAGCGACCCTTCGCCCAGATCCTCTCGACGTGCTTCGGCCGTCTACGAGGCATGGAGCACGTCGTCCCACGAGTTGTCGGCGCTGTCGCACGGCAGCTCGTCGACCGCGGCGTCGAGCGCGCGCACATCCCACGCCTTGCGCGCGTCGATCACCTTCGGCTTCGGCATGCGGCCGTCCTTCACCATCTGGTCGAACTTGCCTGGCGAAACCGACAGGTAGGCCGCCGCCGCCTCGCGGCCGACGAGACGCGGCGCCAGCGTCGGCGGAAGGGCGGCCTGGCGCGCCATCACTCGCCTCCCCGCCTCTTGAACTTCTTCAGGTCGCGCTCGAGGATCCTGATCGGCGACGTCTTGCCGAGCTTGAAGGCGCCAGTCAGCTTGCCGGCGTGGTAGAGGCGTGACACGGTCTTCGTGCAGGCGCCGAGCTCGGCCGCGATCTGTTTCGTCCGGAGGATGCGGTCGCCGCTCATACGGCCTCCTTCCCGAACGGCACGGGGAGGACGCGACCTTTCCTCATGCCTTTCAGATGGCTTGGCTCGTCCGGTTCGATCTTCTCGCCGATCTGGCGAAGTCTGTCCGCGGCGATGACCATGCGCCGGCCGTACACGAGCGAATCTTGGCGCGAGACCAGCAGCCAATCCGCCTCGGGCGTTTCGGCGACGGCGTTCATGCTCTGGAAGCAAATCTTGTGCTGGAAGTCCCTCAGGGTCGCCCAGGCGAAATGTCCGTTGTCCGAAAGCTCCACCGCAATCACGTCGTCGTGCTCGCCGCGCATGATGCCGATGATCAGATCGCCGATCGTAAAGCCCTCCGGCGCCGTGAAGCGGTCGCGGTAATGGAAGTGCCGCAACAGCTCGCAATCGAACATCAGCCTGTGCCCGACTTCGAACGCATCGGCGGCGCGGCGCGAGGCGGTGGAGAGGACGTGCAGCGCGCCTTCCTGCATCGAAAGGTGCGGCGCGCTGTTGCCCCGCCCCCCGCTTTCGACGAGGCCGACCTCGCGGAAGGTCCGACAACGCTGATCCATCTCGCTCTGTTGGCATTCGAGAAGGCCGGCGAGAAAGTCCTGAAGCTGCTTCGATCGCATCTGGATTGCCTATCAACATTTTTCCGAATGGAGGAAGACAGACTCGGCGCCATGCGTCAATCATTCGGATAAAAATATTTCTCCAGAACGCGAACCCGGCGGCCGAAGCCGCCGGGGGGGGGTCTTCAGTGCGACGACGCGCTCTTGGGTTGTAACATCTGCCTGATCCGCCCATGCAACTCCTTCGCCAGCTCGGCGAGCGAGTCGCAGGTAATTACCACCTCCAACTTGGCGAAGCTGATCATCTCGCGATCCAGCTCGGTCGCCTGAATGCAGGCGTCATCGCATTTGGAGAACATGACGCCATCCAGCGCGCCGTCGAGGAACCACGCCATACAGCGCGCCCGCGTCGCCAGATCCTCCAGCTGTTCCAGCTCTTCGTTTATCCCGCCGCCGCTCATCCCCGTACCCCCGCTTCGATCAGCGGCGTGACGTGCCGCGAGGTTAGTTCCTTTGCCTCCCAGTAGGGTTTCAAATAGTCGACCTTCGCGAATGCGTCTGCATTGCACAGCGGCGGGAAGGCGCAGAGGTCGAGAAAGGCCGCCGCCTCGGCGCGGTCCGCATGCCTCTGGCGCCGCTTCGCGGCAAGCGACGGCTCGCGGCCGAGAGCGACCGGATCGGCTGCCTTGACCATCGCCTCGAGGTGCCGGCGCGCCTCCTGGTGCGCCTCGATCGCGCCGCGGCACTCCAGGCTGACAGCGTCGCCGCGCCGCTCCGGCGGCATCCAGCCGAACATGACGTCGTAGCCGCTGCCGGTCCACGGCCGCACCTGGGCGAACCAGCGCCCGTTCGGTCCGGCGCCGTCGGCCGGCGCTTCCGCCAGCGTGCGCGACAGATCCTCGGCGAGCCGCCGGGCGCGGTCCCACGGGTGTTCCGGCGCGATGTCGGGAAGGCTCGGCTCGGCCGCGGCGGCGGCGAGCGGGGCACAGGCAAGGCCGCCCAGGGCGGCCCGTCGGGTGATGGTGTTGTTCATGGTGGTTCTCTCGGGTTGCGGCTTGCTAAGGCCGTGCCAGTGGCGGACTGGCGCCGGGACGTTAGCAACCTGCCGAGAGACAGGCCGGACGTTTTTCCCTTTCGGGTCTTGCATGGCGTCCGCGTCCCGACATAGAATGTCGGTTGACGGACAGCCGCCAAGCTGTCGTCCTGTCCCCATAGGGGACGTCACCGCGCTTCCTCGCCAAAGGAAGCACACCTCGCCAAAGGTGCTGCCGCGGTCTATCTCGGTCCGGGTTGCTAAGCCCGCGGACACGATGCTCTGATTTGGTAAACAATGCAAGAACGCCCCTCCGGGGCGGACCTTGCGTCGTCCGGGCGAGTGCGCCACGATGGCTGGGCAGGAGACGAAGATGCATGTGATCGTCAAGGCTTTTGGCTGGCTACAGGTCATCGTCGGCATCGCAGTCGGCGTATTCGGCATCCGCCTGTTTTTAGAGACCACGGCGCCCGGCCTCTGGCTGCTGGGAACGGCGGGTGGCTTCATCCTTTCCGGCGCCCTGTTCTGGTGCTTCGGCGCGATCGTCGGCCATCTGCGCGCCATCCGCACGGCACTGGAAAACCGCGCACCCTAGGCCGCCATCCTGATCATGCAATCGAACACCACCGGGCTGAACGTCTCCGGCTTCCACTTGCCGCTGCGCAGCGCCGAGACGCGCTCGCGGCAGGCCGGCCGGCAAAACTTCGCCTTGGCGTGCTTCGCCACGAACGCCGCACCGCAGCATTCGCAGGTCTTCTCGATCCGCATCGTCGCCCGCGCCGCGTCCCGGCAGGCCATGCTGCAGTAGTGGCCTTCCCCCGCCTGGTTGCCGTTCTTCGGCCGGAACACCGCCAGGCAGTGCCGGCACTGCCGTTCCGCGACCGTGCGCTGCCCCTTCGCCGAGCACGCATGACTGCAATATTTCGATCCCTTGTGGCGAGGCGCGAAGCCCTTGCCACACGCCAGGCAGTGCCGCTCGGGCAGCGGGACGCATTCCCAGCTGCAATAGAGCGTGTCGTGGGAAACAAGCCTGGGCGCAAACAGCGTGCCGCAGCGCCTGCACGGGCGGGTGCGCTCGACCATCGCCTCCCGCGCCTTCTCGTCCCGTTCGGTGTTGCCGTACTCGGGCTGACCCTCCCGCCAGGAGGGCCGCTCGGCGCCGAGCCGTGCCAGCCCCTCGCCGACGATCGCCGCCGCCTCGTCGTCCGATCGCTGCCAGCCGCGGCCGGCGAGGCAAAGCCCGCTGCGCAGCGCGGTCCGAACCGGCCCCTCCTGTTCGAAGGCCGACATGCGCCAGTCGCGCAACCGGTCCATCGCCTCGGAGATTACGGCGTCGCGCTTCCGCCCCTTCAGGATCTTCCTCGTCTTCGGTCCCGCCAGCGTCACCGGCGCAGCCGGGCGGCCGTAGCGGTAGTCCGTCCAGCCTGCGCACATGCCGTGCGAGAAGAAGACGTTGGATCGCCCCTTCGTCGCCATGGCACTACCCGAACACAGCGTCGAATGCCGCCGCCGTGAGGCGATGGCGCATCTCGTCGGGAACCTTCGCCTGGCCGGCCGCCTTGCCCCGCGCATGGGCGAGGAAGGCCCTGTCCAGCGCCACGATGGCGCGCACGTGGCCAGGCTCCAGCGGCAGGCGCATCAGCCGCGCATGGGCCTCGATCTCGGCATAGGCGATCGCCGCCGGCCCCACGGGCGTGATGACGCGCGTCCGCGACAGATCGGCGAAGGCCGACCACGCCGGCTCGCCGCCCTCGGGCACGCGCAGCGGCCGGCCGCTGCGCAGCGATTCCGTCAGCCTGTCGGCCAGCAGCCGGATGAATCGATCCTCGCGCATGTCACAGCTCGATATCGAAGGTTTCAGTCTTCACCCGACCGGCATGCTCGAAGAACATGTCGCCGGGCGAAACGAGCTGCTGGTCTTCGTGCGACGCGGCGCGATGGCCATCGCGGTGGTTGTCCAGCGCGCCGCTGACGGCGTTCCCGACGAGCTTCATCTCGCCGTCGCCGTCGCGGACATGGTCGATCGTGTCGAGGTAGGCATAGGCGATCGGGTCGAGATAAAGCAGGCTGCCGTCGTCGGGGTCGAAGAGTGCGTCGTATACGGTCACCGGCCGGCCCTTGTAGTCTTCATCCTCGATCGCGGCGAGCTTGTCGGGCGTCAGGCCGAAGTCGCTGGCCGACGGCATGGTGATGGTGATCTCGCTCGCCTCGAGGCCGAGCACGGCGGCTGGCGCCTCGATCTGGATCAGCTGGTTCGGCACGTAGGTGACGCCGCCATAGGTGAAGGCGGCGCTGTTCGTCGTCACCCCATAGGTGCCGCCGCCGAATTCGAACTTGGCAGCGCCGCGGATGGCGAGGCGGCCCTCTTCAAGCAGTTCGGTCACACGGGCGGGAACGCTCATTTCGGCACCTCGATCAGGGTGAAGCTGGCGCGGTCGCGGAACTGGTCGCCGATCTTCGCCGAGCCGGGCAGCAGCCGCGTATTCAGGCTGAGGTTCCTGAACTTCACCGTCGCACCGGCGGCGATGTATCCGGGCACGAACGGCTCGACGGTGACGGCGATGGCGCCGGCCGTCGCCGTCCCGCCGGTCAGGATCCGGTGCAGCGACTTGAAGCCCTCATGGGCAAGCGACACCATGTCGCCGCGCTGGAGCACCAGCCCGTCGGTCACGCCGTCGACCGCGAGCGACGACCCGCCGGTGATCGACACGAGGTTGCCGTCGTCGGCGAGTGCGGCGTTGCTCCGGTCGACCCTGTATGCCTCCGGCAGCGGCAGGAAGGCCGGCGCATAGTCCACGGTCTTCATGCCGCTGCCCGCCTCGTCGAGGAAGGCGCGCACCGCCGCCTGCTGCGCGAAGTCCAGCGGCTCGGTCACCATATCCATCCGCCAGAAAGGGTCGGCATATTCGATCATGGCGATCGAGCGGTTGCCGACCCGCGATTGCGAGACCGAGCGCACCAGGACGGGAAGCCCGCCCTCGTAGCCGACCGAGGGAAGTGCCACGCTCATACGCTGATCCCCCTCTTCTTGATGTCGCGCAGCGCCTTCACGACCTGCGGCGTCAGGTCCTTCGTCGCCCGCCGCACGGCGGCCTCGATCTCGGTCCCGACGCCCGGCTGCGCGTTGCTGGCGTCGATGTGGAACGTGTTGCTGAGATTGACCGTCTGCTGCCCGCCGCCGCCGCTTCCGGCGACGCCGAGCCGCCCGTCGGCGCCCCGCTTCAGCGGCATGATCGCCTCCGGCCCCGCCTCGCCCATCAGCCCGGCGCCGTCCGCCATCGGAAACACCGTCGGCCGGTCGACGATCCGGTTGCTGAACGCCCCGCCCTTGGCGAAGGGAACGACGTGGCCGCGGTCGAACGCCCCGCCCTTCGCCCACAGCCCCGGCACGGCAGCCGTCCACGCCATCTCGAAGCCGGTGAAGCCGCCACCCCCGCCGCCCATCAGCCCGCCGAGCAGGCTCGAAAGCAGGCTGCCCCCGCCACCCCCGCCGCCTCCGGCGTTGCCGGCCTTGAACAGTGCGTCGAGCAGCTCGTTCTCGATCTTGTCGATGATCCGGTCGAGCACCGACATGGCGATGTCGCCGAGTTCCTGCCATTCAAGCTTTCCGTCCGATAGCGCCTGGCGCATGTCGCCCAGCACGCCCTTCAGCGTGTCCCGGCGCCATTGCAGCTCGTCCAGCGTCTTGCCCTGCTCCTCGCCGAGCTCCGCCGCTTCCGCCGCCGCCTGCCCGTACTGGTCGGCGAGCGCGGCGATCTCGGCGCGCAGCGCCGGCGTGATCGCCTTGCCCGCCTCCTGCGCCGCGGCGAGCAGCTCGTGCTCCAGCCGCGCCCGCTCCAGCGCGTAGCCGTAGTCCTCCACCGCCGGGTTGAGCTGCCGCTGCGCTTCGGTCTCGGCCACCCTGGCGGCCGTCGCTTCCGTGATGCGCTGCGCCAGGCGCTCGTATTCGTCGGCGCTCTTCTTCGTCGATCCTCCGCCGCCTCCCGGCAGTGGCGGCGGTGGCGGTGTCCACGGCGTCCCTGACGTGCCGGGCGGCGGCGCCTCGCGCAGCTTGCGCCGCTGCTCGAGCACCTTGTTGATCATCTCTTCCTCGGCCGACAACGCCTCGATCTGCCTTTCGAGATCGGCCCGCGCCTCGCCGAAGCTCGACTCGCCGATCCGCGTGCCGAAGATGCCGTCGCCGACGCTCTCGCCGCTGCGCTCGCGGCTGTTCAGTTCGAAGAGCTGTCCCTTGAGATCGAGACGCTCGCCGCCGATCGCCGACAGGCGGTCGCCGAGTGCTGCGTCGCGCTGCGCCTCGAAACCGTTGAACCGGTCGATGAAGTCCTGCAGCATGAGCACCGCATCGACGATGGCGCTCTTCAGCGCCGTGCCGACCGTGGTCGAGACGATCTGGAACTGCCGGTCGACTTCGGCCGCCTTGGCGATCATCTGGTCGTCCATGATGTTGCCCAGTCGGTGCGCCTGGTCGATCGTCGCCTTGATCCCGTCCTCGCCCTGCGCGATCAGCTCGACGAAGCGCTCGCCGCCGGTACCGCCGAACACCTCGTCGGCGATGCGGATCTGCGCCGCCTTGTCCATCTGGCCCAGCCGCCCGATGATCTCCAGGAGCAGCGCCGAGGGGTCCTTCAGCTTCGCCTTCAGATCCTCGGCCGTGTAGCCGAGCCGGGCGAAGGCCTCCGCCGCCGGGCCCTTGCCGGTGATCACGAACTCGTCGGCGCGCAGGTTCAGTTCCTTCAGCCCGTCGATCAGCGAATCGACCGGGATGCGCGCCTGCTCGGCGACGATCTTCCACTCCTGGAAAGCCTGCGCCGACACGCCGGCGCGCTTCGCCTCGTCGCCGATCGCGGCGATTCCTTCCGCCATCCGCCCGAGCTGCGAGACGATGCCGGCGATGCCGCCGGCCGCGATGCCGCCCACCACGCCGCCGACGAAGGCCTTGCCGAAGGCGCCGATCCGGGTCGAGGTCGCCGCCAGCGCCTGGTTGATGCGCCCGGCCGAGCGCACCATGTCCGCCTCCATCTGCCTTGTGGCGCTGCGCGAGCCGCGCCGCATGCGGTCGTAGGAGCGGTCGGCCGTGCCGCTCGCCTTCGCCATGCCCTTTTCGAAGTCGCGGATCCTCGCCTCGAGCAGCACGATCAGCCGTTCCGCGTCACCTTCACCAGCCATGGTTCACCTCACGCATAGGCCCATTCCTCCACGTCCTCGTCGGCGGTGTCGTAGCTCGACCGGTTGCTGTTGCCCTGCGCCGCCCGCCCGACGGCCATGGCGCAGGCCACCGCGCCGTCGATCCGGTCCTTCGACTTGCCCTTGTGGAACGAGATGTTGCCGGCCTTGTCGGTCTCGACCACGATGTTGCCGAAGTGCCAGCGCAGCACGGCGTTGCCGCCGTGGCGCAGCTTGCGGCCGATGATGGCGCGCTCCAGCTCCTTGCAGGCCGGGGCCATCGTCACCCAGCCCTGGCGGAACTCGACGACCGGGTGTCCCTTGTCCTGAAGGCTCGCCATCATCACCCGGCCGAGATGCGGGTCGAAGGCCTCCTCCTGCACGTTGAAGCGCGCCGCGATCTCTTCGATGAACTCCTCGACCCGGCGGAAATCGACGACATTGCCGGGCGTCGGGATGATCAGCCCTTCCTCGGCCCAGGTCGGATAGGGCACGCCGTCGCGATCGGCGCGCTCGCGCAGCCGCTCCTCCGGGCAGAAGAACCACGCATGCACCAAATAGTCGCCGTCCTCGGCGCGCCAGCACGCCACCACGGCCGTCAGGTCGCGGTTGCTGCTGAGGTCGACGCCGAGCCAGCACGGCGCCTGCGTCGCCTCCAGATCGTCGAGATCGACCGCGCCGGCGCCCTCGTCGTAGACCGACATGTCGACGAAGGGCGCGTCGCTGTGGTCGAGCCAGACGTTGAGGTGAAGTTGCCGGAAGGCCTCGCGCTCGCCCGGCCGATACTCGGCCTCGCGTGCCGCGGCGCGCAGGCCGTCGATGTCGGGGAAGCCGAAGGCGAGGCCGGGGTTCACACGGTGCCACACCGCCTCGTCGCGCCAGTCGGCGTCGGCCGGCGTCTCGAAGAGGATCGGCAGCATCGAGGGATCGTCGATCTCGCCGCGCGCCACCTTGCGCGCATAGTCGACGATCTCCCAGGCGATGTTTTCCTGCCCGCGGCCCGACGTGGTGATGATGATCTTCAGCGATCCCGCCACCTTGCGCATGCCGGTCGAGATCACGTCCCACAGGTCGCGCTTCTTCCACGCGTGCAGCTCGTCGATCAGCGCGAACAGCGGCGTCCGCCCGTGATGGGTGCCCGCATCGTTCGAGATCGCCTCCAGGAAGCTGTTCTTCTTCGGGTTGAACAGCCGGTTCTTCGAATCGACCGGGCGAAGCCGCCGCACCATCTCGTCGGGGAAGGCGTGGACGATGCCCATCGCCTCCTCGAAGCCGATGCGCGCCTGCTTGCGGTCGGAGGCCGCGAACAGCGCCTCGCCGCCGTTCACGCATTCGGGCCCGATCGTGTGCAGCAGCCCCAGCGCCGCGCCCAAGCTGGTCTTCCGGTTTCCCCTCGGCAGGAGGATCACGACGGTGCGCACGATGCGCCGCCCGTCGTCGCGGCACGGCCCGTAGATGCGCCGCACGATGCGTTCCTGCCATTCCGGCAGGTCGAAGGCCTGGCCGGGCAGGCGCGACTTCGGATGCCGCAGAACTTTCAGGAAGCGCACGGCGCGGTCGCCATGGCCGTACGGATCCTCGATCGGCGATCCGTCAAAAATCCAGGAGGGATAGCTGTCCATCGTCCCGTTCCTGTTTCGGCTGGAAGGCCGGCTTGGAGCGCGCCGCCGGCGTCAGGCCCAGCTCGACGGCGAGCCGCATGATCGTCTCGTTGGCCTTGCCGAGCAGCGACACGGCCGGGTTCTGTTTCAGGATGCCGTCCTTCCCCGACGCCACCAGCACGCCGTGCGCGGTGATCGCCTTCTGCGCCTCCCGGGCGTTGTGCATGGCCATCACATAGGCGTCGACCGCGCCGCGCATGCCGTCGGTCAGCACCTTGCGCTCGGTCAGCTCGGCGAGGATGCCGCGCCACTCGTCCGCCATCTCAGGCGGAATGTGATCCGGAACCTCGGGCACATGGTCGAGCCCGCCCTCGATCACCTTCAGCTCGGCCTTGCGCCCCTTCACGACCGCACCTCCTCGCAGCGCAGCTCGAGCCCGCGGCGGCGGCCGATCTCCTTCGTCTCGCGGATGTTGAGCGCGCGGCCCTGGTAGTCGACCTGGTGCGCCACGGTGATGCCGTCGATCCACCGGATGCGGAAGATCGCCGACGTCGAGCCGCCCTCCCCATAGGCGCGCTGGTATTCCTCGGTCGACGCCTCGACGATCTGCGCCCGCACGGTGGCGACCAGCGCCCAATGCTCCACCGGCGTGCCGTCGGCCTCGACCGTGCTGGAGAAGGCGAGGATCTGGATTTCCCGATCGAGCCGGCCGGCGCGCATGTCAGGCCTCGCTCAGCAGCGCTTCGATGGTGACGACGCCGTGCGCCGTCTCGCCGTCCGGATCGCGCAGGAAGCGCATGTCGGAAACGAAAGCGTCGCCGCACTGCCAGCCGGTCACGTCGAGCCGCCCGGCATGGATCGCGGTCCGGATCGCGCCGGCGATCTGCTTCACCCCGGAAAGGCCGGTCTCCTTCTTCCACACGTGAAGGGTGGCATAGACGCGGCAGGCCTTGCGGTCAATCCGTCCCGCGTCGACCGACTGCCCCTCGCCGAGGATGATCGCCGGGTCCGGCGCCGGGCGAGCGTTGCGATCGAGGATCGACGAAGCCGGCACAAGGTCGGTCACCGCGGCCGTGGCGACCAGGCGGGCGCGGATCGCCGTCTGGAGGGCGTGGTCGGCGCTCATGGCAGCGCCCCCATGGCGACCAGGGCGCAGACGCCGAGCGCGGCGAAGAAGGCGACATGCGCGATCATCGCTTGCTCCACGCCTTGCGCACGGCCGCGCCGACGCCGCGCTTGATCGCCGCCTGCGCCTTCTTCCGGTTCAGCCGCACCGCCGGCCAAAAGAAGGGCTGCGCCGGCCCCTTGCCGGAGGGCTTGCCCGTCTTCTTCACGGTGCGCTCGACGGTGCCGTACTCGACCAGGTGGGCATAGCGCACGTCGGCATTGCCGGCCGTGACGGCGACCGACAGTTCCGGCACGACCATCGATCCGCCGGGCTGGCTGTAGGGCGGCGTGGCGGCATTGCCGGGTGTGACCGCGATGCTCTCCTTCAGGTCGCCTTCGTCTTCCGGAACGAGGCCGCGCATCGTCGCTGCCATGGCGTTGGCCTGTTTCAGCGTCGTCGCCCGGGCGGCCTCCTTGACCGCGGCCGGGATGGCCGACAGGCGCTGCCGCAGGCGCGCCGTGCCGCGTTCGGCTTCGTGCGCGTCATTCCCCATCGTCGGGCGCCTTGAAAGTGTAGTTTCGGTACTCGGCGACGATCTCGCGCACGCCGAACGGAATCGGCTGCGCCGTCACGCCGACGAGATTGGCCTCGCGGTTCTCGTACCAGTCGGCGGCGAGTTGCAGGATCGCCAGCTCGAGGTCGGCCGGCGTGCCGTCGGGGAACTGGTCTTCGTCGTCGACCTTGAAGCCGAGCAGGCGCTCGACATGCTTCGTCGCCGCCGCCAGGAAGCGCGTCAGCACCGCGTCGTCGACCGTGCCGGTGACGTTGCAATGCGCCTTCAGGTCGGCGAGTTCGAGCGCCATGCGGCTTCCCCTTCAGGCTCAGATCGTGACGTCGGGGTCGGCGATCTTGATCATCAGCACCGACGTCGACTTGGCGATGCCGACGATGATCGGGTCGTCGCCTGCCGCCACGTCGGCGAGCGGGCAGATGCCGCCGGGCGTCGGGCTGGCGTAGTACGTCGTGCCCGCCGTCAGCGTGCCGCCGATGGTGATGTCGCCGCCGGTCTGCACGACAAGCGGCTGGCCGTCGCTGGCGCCGTTGAGCGCGAAGCCGTCGACCTGCTTCAGGCCGGAACCGTCGGCGTCGGAGAGGATGAACTTGCCCGTCGTGCCGTTGCGGTGGACGAGCTGCCCGGCCGTGATGGTGGCGCCGGCGAGGCCCTGGGCAACCTGGGCGTTGCTGCCGCGCTTGACGTTGGCGGCGGTGATCGAGATGTCGGTCATGGTCGGTTGCTCCCGTTACGCGGCCGCGGCGACGCGGACGATGTTGCTGTCGATTTCGAGGGTGGCGTTGAGCTTCATCCCCGAGTTGGCCTCGTCGTACTGCTCGCCCGCCGTCATGACGAAGGCGGCGAAATAGCGCTCCGAAGGCGTGCCGCCGGCCGGCGCGTCGTTGAAGACGAGGCGGAAGGCGTAGGAATGCGGCGTCTTCTCGGCTGCGATCAGCGCCAGTTGCCCGGCGTCGGCATAGTCGAGATCCGCGACCGCCTGCATGGAGCCCGCGTTGCGGGTGCCCTTCTTCTTGCGGGTGCGGGCGATGTCGATCTGGTTCGACGTGACCAGTTCGGACGTGTCGCCGGCCGATCCGAGGTTGGTGATGCCGCCGACCTGCGTCCACACCTGAGCTGAGAAGTCCGCGGCGGCGAGGTCGGTGCCGGCGAAGGCGAGGGCCGAGCCGATGTAGAGCTTCGAGCCGGCGGTTGCGAAGAGGTGGCTCATGGCCTGTGTCCTTTCATGGTTCGCCGCTCATTGGCGGCATCGATGGCGTTGCAGCGCTGGCATCCGGCCCGCCAGTTCGAGCGATCCATGCGCAGGTGCGGCGCGCGGCGAATGCTCCGGATGTGCATCACGACGGTCGCCGGCGATCCGCACTTGCATCGCCGGTTTTCCGGCTGCGCGAGAAAGTCCCGCGCCGCCTGTTCCCATTCGCGGTCGTAGCCGCGCTGACTGCTGTTCGGCCGTTTCCGGTCGAACCGCGCCTTGCGCTCCCGGTCCCGCGCGACGGCCTTCGGGCAGCACTCACCGGATTGGTGGACGCCGCCGCAATGGCCGCAGACGCGCGGGGCCCGGGTCGGCATGGTCAGGCCACCGGCGCGTCGGCGGGATGGCCGAGGATGGCGACGGCCGCGATCGGCGAGTTGCCGCTGTCGGCGCCGGTCGGCGTGATCGTCAGGCGCGTGTAGCGCTTCGTGCCGCGATAGCCGAGCTTCCGCGCCACGCCGTCGTTGGCGTAGGTGAAGCCGGCCGCCGCTTCGGTGCCGGTCAGGTGTTCGTCGGCGACGGCGCTGAAGTTGGCGTCGTCTTCGTCGCTTTCTTCGAGCAGCACCGCATAGGTCGCGTTGGCGTCCGACAGCGTGCCGGTGATGATCGCATAGACCAGGCTGTTGAAGCCGAGCCGGTCGATCACGGTTCCGACCAGCGGCGTCGTGCCGAGATCGGTGTTGGCCGCCGGCGCGATCACGAGCCGGACGGCGATGTTGGATGCAAGGTCGCGCATCATGTTCGTTGTTCCTTTCTGCGCCGCGGCGCCTTACGAGGTGGCCGTCTTCAGCTTGCGGAAGCGCGCCGCCTGGAGCACCCGGCCACCGGTGCGGCGGGTCGCGTGGATCCGGGTGACGCCCTTGCGGGCCTGCGTGTACGGGTCCGACAGGATCGACAGCGCCAGTCTGTCCACGATTCTGTAAGAGCTGAAGTCGCCATAGATGATCGGGTAGTTGCCGTCGCCGATGTCCGGCATGTCGACCATTTCCAGCACCGGCTTGCCGAGGATGGTCTCGGGCTGCCCGGCGGTCAGGGCCGGTTGCCAGATGTACTCGCCCGTGGTCGCGTTCTTCAGCTTGCGCACCGCGGCGAGCGTCGTTCCGTTCATCGCCCAGCGCGCGCCCGGCGCGTTGCGATAGGCCGCCGGCAGGGCATAGAGCAGGTCGATCAGCTTGTCGGTGCTGAGGTTCGTCGCGTGCCCGTTGACCGTGTGCAGGATATCCGCATGCGTCATCAGGCCCTCGGGCCGCTTGTCGCCGCTGCCCGTGACGAAGGCCGTCGCCTCCTTCTTGCCGAAGTCTTCGGCGAGCGCCATCCGCACTTCCGCCTCGGCCTGCCCGGCGCTGTCGGCGAGCAGCTCGTTGGAGATGTCGACGAAGGTGATGATCTTGCTGACCGGCACCTCCAGCATGCCGAAGGTCACCGTCGATTCGTCGGCCTCCTCCAGCTCGTCTTCCCAGGAGGCGTTGGTGATCGACGTGCGCTTCGGATATTTCACCGACGGCGCGCCCGTGGTGCGCACCGACGCCACCGAGCGGATCGGCGAGAACTCGACCAGGTCGCGGATGAACTCGGTCGACATTTCCGCCGGGGCGAGATAGCCGCCGCCGGGGTCGGACGAGACGGTCAGCGCCTTCACCTCCTCGACAGGCGTCTGGTTGCCGAGCCTGAGATAGGTGCCGAAGGCCGCCTTCGTCTCGGCCGCCGCCTGGTCGTCGGTCTTGTCGTCGCCGCCTGGACGCTTCTGCTTCGCCTCGATCTTGTCGAGCCGCTCTGTCAGCTTCTTGCCGTCTTCCGCCGACTTCGTCTCGATCGCCTTCAGCCGGCCGTCGAGGGTCGTCTGCAGGTCTCCTACCGCCTTCGTCACGATGGCGACCGGATCGTCGTCGTCGCCCTTCCGTTCGAGGAGCGCCGCGCCGGCGAGCAGCGCGGTGTTGAGGATGTGCTTCGTCATTTCGCGGTTCCTCTGTTGAGCGCGGCCGTCGCGCGGTTGATGGCCTCGGCGATGGCAAGGGCCTGCACCGCCGACTTCGCGCTGGTCACGCGCGCGCCGGGATGCATGGGGATGGTGACGAGGGAGACTTCGAACATCTCCAGCGCCTTGATGACGCGACCGCCACCGGCGCGCGCTGCGGCCTTCACGGTGCGGAAGCCGATCGACAGGCCGCGTACGGCGCCGGACTTGACCAGCGCCGACACCTCGCGGGCCCGGGCGACCTCCTCGACCAGGAGCTTGCCCTTGACGTGCCAGGCGCCGCCCTTGTCTGTGCCTTCCTCCCACACGCCGACCGGATCGTTGCCGTCGTGGCCGAACAGGATCGGCAGCGGGAACGCCGCCTTGGCGAAGGCGCCGGGCTCGATCATGTCGCCGACGCGGTCGGCCTGGTCGTACTTCCAGGCAATGCCGGAGATTGCGCCCGCGTCGTCGGCGAGGAGCTTTGTCTCGATGAAGAACCTATCCATCACGCGCCTCCCCGGTGCGCGGCCCGATCGGCGGCGAAGGCGTCGACCTGTTCCTGCACCCACTGCACGCGAAGGAGCCGCAGCAGGTTCGCGGTCGAGAACGGCACGGGCTGTCCACCCTCCTCGATCTCCCAGCGCAGCACGTGGCGCGCCAGGCATCCGAGCCGTGCCTTCTCGCGCTGTTCGGCGGTGACCCGGCCGTCGGTGTCCGCCGCCTCGGCGAGTTCGTCGGCGAGCGCCAGGCGGGCGCGATGTGCCGTGTCGCTGTCCGGGCCGACGATGGTCAGCTTGATCCCGGTCGGCCGGCCGCTCACCGGGTCGGCCAGTTCGAAGGCGTGGCCGCGGTCCTGGTCGGCGACGTTGGCGAGGATCTGGTCAAGCTGCATCGTCGCCCTCCTGCGGCGCGCCGGCGCCGGGCTGGTTGCTGCCGGTGTTCGGATTCGCGTAGGCCTCGCCGCCGGCATAGGGCGGCAGGCCCAGCCATTCGCGACCGGTGTTGGGGTTCAGCACGCGCGACGAAACCAGCGAGGAGATCGCGGTGGCGCGGGCCGTCAGGTCGACGGCCGAATAGTCGTCGCGGTCGAAGCGGATGCGCCAGGACGGGCGATCCTCGGCGGTGAACAACGCCCGGCGCAGCGCCGCCTCGAGCGGGCGCATCCACAGTTCGAGCGAGGCCAGCCATTCCTTGCCGGCCTGCTCGGCGTTCGACCATGTGGCGCGGTCGAAGTCGAACAGCATCTGCGGCGGCACGCCGAAGTGACGCGCGGCCTCCAGGATGGCGAACTTCCACGTCTCGACGAACTGCGCGTCCACGGCCGAGAGCGTGATCTGCTTCCACGTCGTGCCGTCCCAAAGGACGGCCGTCGCGCCGGCCTTGTCGGGGCCTTCGTGGGCGGCCTTCCACCCCTTCAGCATCTTCTTCACGCCGTCGTCGCCGACGTTCTTCGGCGATTCCAGGATGCCGCCCGGCCGCGCCGCGCGCGCCATCAGGTTGCGCGCCTGCTTCTCCAGCGACTTCAGGAGCGTTGCCGTCTCGATCGCCAGGCTGAGCGGCGAGCGGCTGAACGGCCCGCGGAGATGTACGACGTCGGCGCTATCGACCGGTCGGTTGTTGATGCGGAAGGTCGGCTCCAACCGGCCGTCGGTCGAGTAGTCGACGACGTAGTGTGCCGGTTCGTAGCGGATCAGTTCGACGGTGCGCCCGGAGACCTTGTTGGCCAGCGCCAGGCCGCCGCGATCGGTGGTCAGCGCGGTTGCGATCAGGTCGCGCAGCAGCTCGTGCGTCGCCTGCCAGTCGTTCGGCTGGTCGGCGAGGAGGACGGCGACCGGGTGCGTCTCGTCGCGCACCCACTGCTCGCCGTCGCGGCGCTCGACGAGCAGATCGAAGCTGGCGATCGATCCGGAGATCAGCGCCACCGCCCGCTGGATCGCCGGCACGGTCAGCGCCTCGGCGCGGCTGATCAGCCCCTCGACCGGCACGGCGCCCGTGAAGATCAGCAGCTCCTCGTCGGTCGGCGAGGTGAGCGATTTCTTCTCGGTTCGGAAGGGCCAGAAGCGCATGCACCCGTTGTCGCTGACCCGAAGCCCCGCGCAAACTGGACAACTTCATGCAACTGAGGACAAAGATTATCCTGCAAATTCAATCAGGCTCTAAGCTAAACCCTTGATTTTGCTATTCTCATCAATTGGAAAAAATATCGCGCGTAGCTCCCCGCGCCGGTCCCACAGAAAGGTCGAAAGTTGAAGACCACCCCCCCTGCCAATGGCTGGGCATTCTCGACCCACCATCAGGCGGCCTCGCCCGATGGAGCCTTTCTCAATCAAACCTTCTCAACACCCTTCCAAAACCGATATCAACTAATATGCAGTATTCTGAACTTGATGATTACGCGGTGATTTCAAATAGATGAACTATCTTGCACCCTTTTCATCGCGCACTAACACATGAGACGTCATCAGACACCATTCCCCGAACCCCTTCTTTAACAACACATGCGGGCACGGAAAAGGGTGCCGAAGGGTTCAAGCCTATGATTTCACTGCGCTAACGGTCAATTCGCGAAGGGTGCAACGCGGTGCAAAGGGTTCAACAAGCGTGCTTGGAGGGTATGATCGACCATACCCTCATGACGGAGACATGGTGCGGGGCAGCCAAGCGACGTCGCAGTAGTAGACGCGCCCGTCCCTCACCTTCTTGAGGCCCGCTCTCTCCGAAAGCCGCCCAAACATGGTTTGCGTCATGGCTTCTCGGCCGTGCTTCCCGCACCACCTGTGATAGTGCACGTATACGTCCTCTGCCCGTATCCGCGCCCCATCGGCAGCGGTCATTTGTTCGTCGGAGAACTCCTTGATCTCATCAACGCCGTGCTGATGCCGATCGACGACGGGCTTTCGCTCACCCGGAAAGGGTAGGTCGAACTCGCGCCACAGGCGCCTGCCGACAGGTATGCCGAACAAGATCCTCGCTTCGGTCACCAGGGCAATCTTTTCCGCAGTCGTGAGAGGGTTCGCAGTCATCGTTCGTCTCCGAAAAGGGGGTCCGGGGTTTTGGGAAGAGGCGAAGAAACGCCTTGAAAATCAATGGGGGCACTTGCCCCCAAACATTGACCTACGCTATTGAAATGCCTCGGTTCGCCCTCTTCCCTTGGGCGTGCCAGCATTTCCGGATCTCGGCTGCCGCCCCGGCATTTCGCAAGGTAGCCGCCGGCGGTCGATTCACCGCAGGCCAACCGCTGCAAGGTGACCAGTTTGCATCGCGAC